GATTTCGGCAACGGCTGCTTCGACCAGCCGGCGAACCTTTGGTCGTTCGACATACACGTTGCACCTTTAACTAAAGGACAGCTTCTTATACCCGCGCAAGGTCTGATACTGGAAATCAGTATTGCTTCCCTCGGTGCTGTCGCCGATCCGGTCATAGGCTGCATCCAAGCTGGCACCGCTACCCAAAACGCGGACGGTGATTTCCACTTTGGGATCGAAGTTTTCGCCAGCTTTGGTGGCGCCGTCATCGCCCGGAACGTCGATGTGTTCGCAACTGATCGTGCATTCGCTGGACCGAATAGAGTCGCCACCGCTAACGCCAAATGCGCTGGCACCAAATGCCCCGTCCAAATTTATGCCGTGCGCAACATTTCGCACCGTCCCGTGCCCCCCGTCAATATGCTCGTGGCCGGTCAGCGTCATTGTCGCGTAATCTTCCGCGTCTGTGCTGAGGCTGATACTGGTGACGGTAACGCCGCCCACGTCTTCGCCCAGATCCGGAATTGAAGGACCCGACGTAGGATCAGACGAACTCGCCTTGTACGTGGTCGTCACCTGCGTCGTGTCATCAAACAGATTTGCCGCCGCTTCGTTGCCGACTGCATCCAGTACGTTTGCCCGCTTGTTTTCGTCGTCAGCCGTTGCATCCTGAATCACCCAGCCGGACAGCGTGCCAAACCCTAAACTATCTGCTCCGAAAGTAGCCATCATTTACCTCCATCGGTATCGGCCCTGTTGGCCTTTTTGCTTTCCTCGACGATTTGATACCCGTGCAGCTTGCGTGCTGCCACCCGGTAGGCCGGCACGTCGTATACGCGGCCGTCTTTGGTCATTTTGACAACATCAGTTTTTTTCTTCATTGCGCCTCCCATTACATTGCGTCCGGCTCGTCAACCCGATCCACCACAGCCAGCATTTTGTATTCGACCAACCAGCCGTCCAGTTCATAGCCGGTGTCGCCAACATTGAAAACCTCCGGCACGATTTCCGGCACTTCCCCGCTGTTGTGGCCGAAATACTGCACGTTATCGAACGAAACCGTACCCAGCTCCATCAGTTCGCCGGCAAAACGAAGCGCCTCTACGCGATCCGTAAACCGGCCCGTAAGCGTGCAGGACAACCCGTTCGACTGCCGCGCGCCTTCGCCCACGTTTTGCAATTCGGCCAAATTCTCATCCTCGCCAGTGATGGCAAAAGCCCATTCGCGCAGCCCGTCAACTTCACCGCTGCGGCGCGGGAACTTGCCCATGTAACCGTTGACGCCATCCAGCCCGCCCAGCTTGTCCAGCAGGTAGTTGTAGCAGCGGTATTCGGCGTTGATCAGGTAATTGCTCATACTCTCATCAATCCCAACGTCACGCTGATGGCGTCTGTTTTCCGTTCCATGACGTGATAAGCTGTCCACTCGGTATCAACTGCGCTTTGCTTCACTTCGACCTGTTCGAGGCGAATCTGCGGCACGCCAGCGGTGAAGTCGTCGCGATTCGCGGTCACTTCCAGCTCGGACTCGTTCAACACGCCGGCCTCGTCTACGTCTTCGGTCTGCTCCAGCTCCGTAACGCTGCACGGCACGGTAACGCCTTTGTATCGCAGGCTTCCAGGCATTGCCGCAATCGCCGCGTCAAGCGCGGATTTCAAATCGACAAGCGGAACGACCATGCTGCACCTCTATGCAAAAAAGTTATACGTCCGCGCAGGCGTCTCAAAATACATCACGCGGCGATACTCTTTGCCTTCGCGCTTGCCACGAGCGGCGACCTTGCCGCCAGCAGTTGCCAGATCCCGCGCCTTTTCCTTGACGCTTTCGATGGTGCTGTCGGGCAGGCTAATGACTTCAAACTTGTTCGGCGCTGTTTCGCCAATCAATACGGGCAATCTCATGTTCTTCTCCTGCTATGATTGCGGAGCCACCCCCGACCGGCCCGATTGCCGGCCGGGGAACGCCCCGACTGATTACGCAGATACGATGCGCTTGATCGAATCGCTCTTGGCCTTCGAGAAGCCATAAAGCGACTCAAACGCATGAATCACCTTGCGGGTGTTGCGCTGATGCCACGCGCTGTACACCATCGTCGCGCCCGACTCAGGGTCGGTCATCGGCGTCGGCGGCACCACGTAGTCACCACGATCCTGCGAGTCAACCGACCGCATGGCAATCGCCATCGCGTCGGGCTTGGCGGCGAAGCCGGACAGGTTCTCGCTGTTCGCGGGCAGAACCGGAGCTTCGTAGCCGGCGAAACCGCTGATGTTCGGGATCATACCGGAAATCAGCGCATCGCTACCGCTGGCGCTCATATCCTTGATCGCCGGATCTTTCAGCAGGCTCGTGTAGAACGTCGGATTCAACACCAAGCCGGTGTCGATCGGACGAACCCGCCAGCCAGCCTCAACGCACGCCTGACGCAGCTCTGCCACCTTGTCGGTGTCAAAAGCAGCGGCAGAAGTCGTCAGCACGGCTGCGCCGTAGTTGCTGGCCGTGATCGCGCCGAAAACGGTCGTCAGCATATCCTCGGCAACGGCATGCGCGTGCATCTCGATCTTGAACGCTCGGCCCGGATGAAGCTCGAATTTCCTGCCACTCCTCATCCGTGAAGTGGAACCGGCTGATCGGGTGCTTGTTGAGCGTGACGCTTACTTCGGTCGTCGAGGTGTTGTAGGTGCCGCCCTCATAATCGCCAGACAGGTCAGAGGACAAATCCTCAGCCGTAGCCGTGCCGATGATGCGGGACTTGACCGTCGTGCCCTCCGAGGCAATGCCCTCGGAAAAGTCCAGGCTGAAAACGCGCAGAGGCGTCAAAGCCTGAGTAAACGCCGACAAACCGCGCGTAAGCAGTTGGTCGACAACCATGCCATTCAGTGTGTTAGCCATGATGTATGTCTCCTATTCTACAGGTTATTCAAACGTAACGTAAATCGTTACGGTATTGGTGGTGTCGCCATCATTTTCCGTAGTGATTTCGAGGCCGACAAAATCAGCCGAAATGCCGTTGGAACTGACCGCAGTTGTGGTCACGTTGGTCAACTCGACCAGCTCGTAACCGTCATCGCTCGCAACGCTCACCGTCGAGGTCGCACCGCCTTCGGTGACGGCCAAAACCCGGCTCAACGTGCCGCGCAATTCGAGGCGACTGCTGGCGGCGTTCGTTCCGTCCAGATCGATCTCGACTTTGCGCATATCTACCGGCCGACGCACCTGCGCTTCGGCGGCGACGATGCCCATCGTGGCAATCGCCAGAATCAATGCAAACTTCTTCATCATCATCTCTCCTTGGTTATCTCTGCCGAAGCTCGGTCAGAATGTTTTCCCTGTTTGCGTTGTAGAAAGCGACCCGCGCTTTCAGATCTTTGATGCCGTAATACTCGGCAACAAAACTATGCTCGGCATCGCCGCTGGTCTCGACCGGCTCATCGCGACCCTGCAAAGAGGCATCCTCAAACGCCGGATTGGCCAGCTTACGCTGCGCCGCCTCAGCCCGCGCCTGCTCGGTCGCCAACTGCTCATGCGCCGCCTGAATCTCGTCAAGCGCCACGTCGCGAGCCTTGATCGCCTCGGCCAGACATTCGTCCTTTTCCTCGATCAACTGCGCCGCATGTTGAGCCTGTTCGATTTTCTCCGCTTCAACCGCAGCCAGCTTGGCCTCAAGGTCGGCAACCTGCGCTTCGGCCTGCTGCCGCACGCCCTGCAATGCCTGCACCTTTTCGTCGAGGCTGGCCTGCAACTCCTTTACCTTCTCTGAAAGCGTCATATCATTTCCTCCGCTTCGTTCATTGCATCTTCAAAGCTGCCGGCGGCGTCGATCATGTTGACGTCAACAGCGGCTTTACCCAGCAGGGATTGGCCCTGCATATACATTGCGTCGATTGTCCGGTTTTTTAGCACGTCCGACGCAAACCAACCGTACAGCTCGTCCACCTCGGCTTGTATCAGTTCGCGCTGTTCGTCCGTGATCGGCATGCCTTCCAAGCCCATGCCTTTGTATGTGCCGGATTTGAACAGCTCAACCTTCAAGCCCATCTGCTCGTAGTAGCGGCTGGCATCTAACAGCGCCGAATAAACGCCGATGCTGCCCACGCTGGCAGATGGTGCGGCATAAATCGCGTCGGACGCGCTTGCAATCCAATAGGCGGCGCTGGCCATCATGTCGGACGTATAGGCGACCACCGGCGTTTCCATGTTGCGGATCATATCCGCGATTTCTGGCACGCCCGTCACCGTCCCGCCGGGACTGTTTATGTCCAGCACCACCGCCCCGACCTCCATGTCGTTTTCTGCGGCAATCAACATTTCTTCGAGCTTGTCGATGTCGTACATGCCGAGCATCCGGCCCAGATCGCCAACACCTTTGCTAATCACGCCGGCAATGCCAATGCGCCGGATCATGCCTTTTTCGCGCATGTACATATCGTCCGGCATTTCCGTCCGTTCGATCATTTCTGGAAACTGCCCGTTTTGCACAACGCCCTTCACCACATCGGCAAAAGCACTATGCGCCTGCGGCAACATTAGCCACGGCCGGCAATAAACCCGCTCAAGCAAATTATTCGGCTGCATTTCCATTCTCCGGCAAGGCGGCGGGCGCAACGGCCGTTGATTGGCCGGGATTGAGCGTGGCAATGATGTCGCGCCACGTTACGCTTGCCGCCGGTGTTCTCTCATTGATAGCACTGGCAATCTCAATCGCGCGTTGGATGTCTTCGGCTTTTTCGGCGAAAATATCATCGCGCTGCTTGTCCATGCTATTTGCAAAGTCTTTGTGGCTGCGCACGCCGGCGTTCCATGCGGACGTGAACGCCTTGATTTCCTTCTCCGGATCAATCATGCCGATGTACGGGCGCGACCAGTCGCACTTCCACCATTGGCTCACGCCTGTGTCGTCCAGCGGCGCAGGCGGCAAGTCGCCCGCTTTAATGGCCTTGGCCACGCGCCAGTTGCGGATACGTCGCATCATACCGTCGGTCAGCCATTTGTGATACCGCGTGCAGGTGTGCAGAAAGTTGATATTGGCGCTCCGCTGCGCGGTAAAGCTGCCGTTCGTGAATATCATCATCACGTACTCATGCGGCATACCAAGCGCGGCCCCAATCGTTTTCAGTTGCCACTCCAGATATGGCACATACTGCGCGTTGGGCGTTTCGCTTTTGAAGCTCTCCAGATCGTCGTCTGGCCCCCCCCGCCAGTGCATACCCCAATCGCGAGTTTCGATGCGCTGCTTGTTGCCGTCGTCATCGGTCTGTATATACTTCCTGTACGCGGGCAAACCGCCTGCGCCGCCAAGCTCGCTTTTTTCTTTCAAAAACAGCATAGCATCATGCTTGACGCGCAGGAGCTGGTAGCTGTCAGCCTCGTCGTAGTCCGTCAGCTTGGGCAGAATCGGAACAATATCGCCAACGCCCAG